CTAGCTGTGCTTGAAAAGTAACAAACGGGTCAGTAATTACGTATGCAGTTACCACGCCGGTTGTGCCGGAGGGATAGTACTGACCGTAAATCTGTTGACCTTGTGCGTTGATATAGGATGCGCCGACGAAAACGCCGATTGCACCTACGCCAGAACCACCAAGGTTATTGGTAGTAATGTCTGCGCCAGTAGCGGTAGACAGAGCAATATAACCGTCAGCGCCGATGATAACAACTTGTCCATAGAACAAATTAGTACCTTCGCCAGCAGGGTCGATTAAGAACTGACTCGTAGCGCCAGCATAGGGCATGCCGTCAATACGATTTATGGGACGTAGCCCATAGGGTGCAGCAGTTAGTGCCATTTAAGACTCCAAAAAAATTTAAGTACCTTTTCCGAAAGTGACCGTGGACTTACGTTCTTTGAACATAGGCATCCGTGGATCATTTTCGCGCATATAAGTATTGTCAACTGATTGCATCTGAGCTTCCGATTGTTGTCGGTAGTAATCATTCCGCTGTTCAGTAAACTCTACTGGGGTTTTGCAAAGTAATAAACCACCGACTTCAACGCTATCTGGAAACTGTGCATTGCTGCTAGATCCAAACAAACGGATTTCAGGATGGTCAGAAGCCTTTACAGGTTCCCAGCCTTCACGCAGTTTTGAAGAAACGTTAGTAGCGTCTAACTTATTCAAGGTGCTTGTACGGATCCAACGAAAAGCATAGCCCGGCTCTGGATGAGGATCGGGCAAAAGCTGGGGCGGCATCCAACGTTTCGGACGAGCAACAGCTTCACGGCTTTCAGTATCACGCTTAGTACGAGTTTGAGTTTCAGACATATCATTAACCTTTTCTTAATTCTGCAATTTTTTGAGCCATCAGTTCGTGGGATACGCCGAACTTCTTAGCCATCGTTACCTGAAATGGAGTGAGCCGGATCTTGGAAGATGAGGTGCTCCGTGTCGCAGGTGCGACGACATTCGATTTTTGACGAGGAGCGGAACTTGTTTGAGTTTCCGATTCGTTGTTATCCAGATCGAAGTTCTCTGGAAACACTTGGCGAATACGCGAATTAAGTCGCGTGTAATATTCGTCGGAGTTAGGGTCGATACCATTCTTAATGAGCTTAGTATGTAAGCCCAGAGCAAAGCTGGTCATCTCATCATCACTACCAAACCAAGAATTCTCGCTTTGCCATCTAGCAGCTTTAGGGTCTGCTTGAGGTTGACGAGGGACTTCCCTAGGTGCGATTTTTACTTCATTTTCTTCCTTTTGTAAAGCAGGTCGAAAATTATTTACTCGCTCCATTTTAATTTTTGCAGAAGTTAATAACTCCTGAGCATCAACTAAAGCGTCAGAATCACCTGATTCATAAGCACTTTTATAGCGCCGTTTAGCTTCATCTACCTCATTAGAGACTACTTTTTTAGCCTGCTCTAATAATGCTGACTGCCCCTCAGATAATGAACCTTTGAGTTTTTTATTCTCTTCGGCCACAGATTGGGCAAAAGCAATAGCCTCTTCCCGCTCACGGCTAGCTTCTTCAGCACGGCGACGTTCACTGTGAAAGCCTGACTGCAAATCAGAAATACGCTTCTTTACTTTTTCGTCGTATCTTTCAAGTTCATCATCATCTTTATCGGGTGCAGATTCTTTTTTATTAGAGACTTGAATCTCTACATCTACCCCGCCGTCATCTTCCTGAACTGTTGTTTTTTTGTCAACTTCGTCGGGAAATGCAAATTCTTCTTTATTAAAATTTTCCATAGACTACCCCTTAATAGTTAGGTCGCTGAATTCCACGGGGATCCTGAACCACTGCTTCGACGCTATCGTCGTTAATCAGTCGCCACTCGGTACCGTGTATTTTCATTCGCGTCCCAGTATTAGGTCGCGTAATGATGAAGTCTCCCACTTTGCAAGATGCGCCTGAAGGAAATCGCTTTTCGTCTTTAAAAGCGTCTGGGCCAATCTTGGCCACAAACAAAACGGGAGAAAGCAATTCTTCGTGAAGCATAGCCGTGGTTGATTTTAAAATGCCAGTTTCGCTAAATTCCTCTTCAGCTTTGGGAAGCATACAAAGAATATGGTAAGTAGCGGGATCGGGCACTTGTCGTGCTTTTTCCTCTGGGTCTTTGTTTAGAAGGCCAGATAGATCAACAGCAGACACATCAAATTCACTCATCGTCATCATCCTTAATTTTTCTTAAAAGGTCATTCAACTCATACTGCGCGGTTCGTAGACCCTTGATTACTCCGCACATACTTTTGTAATCAGCGTAGTCTTTAGCTACACCATCACATAAAGATCCAGTCAAATCTTGTACACGTTCATTAATCTTTTGATTAATAACATCAAATATTTTCAGTTCCATGATGCACCTCTAATGGTTTAAAAGTTATAGGATCGTATTTAGCGGACTTACTCCACACTCTCATGTAGTTGCAAACTGGCCGCTCCTCGCAGCTTTCGCACTTTTTATTATTTGCACTGTTATTTCCCGAGTGTGCGCGGTATAAATACAACACTTTTGGCAGTCTAACGATGGGAAATTTCTCTGAAATTTGCATAAAAAGATCCCCATCTTCACACGCACTGACCAGTTTTTCGTTATATCCGTCAATAAAATCCATTACTTTTCGGCGATATACCCCAAAATGCCGCCATCCATGCTGGTGTAAGACGTTAATATCAAAGGTTTTACTCTCAGAATACAGTTGATGTTCACCTTTTTCGCCAATTTGAGCCAGATCTGAGTAGATTAATCCTACATTTGGTAGCTGATCGAAGCTTCTAACCATCTCATCCAGTGAATATCTCTCCAATATGTCGTCATTATCTAGATGGCCAACTAGATCACCAGTAGATAACGTATAAGCCCGCTTGCGATTCTTAACAATCCCCAAGTTCTCTTCATTTCTGTACGCTTTAATGCGAGAATCATAGGTAGATAACATATATGCCACCTCCCATGTCCCGTCATCAGAGCAGTCATCGACAATAATCAACTCCCAGTTATCATAAGTCTGCTTCAATACACTATCAACTGCATATTTAATGTATCTGGCCGAGTTATAAGCTGGCATTAATAGAGAAACTAGGGGTTTTGTCATTTAGCCTCGCGTCATTTTGGTAATAACATCAGCTTTAAGCTTCTGTTCGGTCTGTTTCTGCTGGGATTGCAAGCGCATAGCCTCTCTCTGGCTCTCAGCCTTGATTCTTTCAGCATCAATGGCCAATCTAGCCTGCGCCAAAGCCATATCTGCCTGATCTTTTGCAGTTTTACGCTTAACTTCTTCCGCTTTGATCTGCAATTCAGCTTGTTGCATCTGAATAAGCGGATCTTGCGCCTGTTGTTGAGCTTGTTTCTGCTGAGCCATAGCGGTATTGCTCTGTAGAAGCTGGGCACTTGCCTCGGCGATAAGCTTTGACAACTGAACTTCCACATCTTCTGGCAATCTTTCGTTTGGAGGAGGCAGTGGTACACCCATTTGCTCTTCAATCTTGCGTCTGTACAAGAATCCTAAGTGTTCCGCAATGTGAGCTTGGATAGCAGCCATCATTTGTTGAGCCATAGGGTTCTGCCCCATCGTTGCCGCAATCATTGGATCCTGCATAAACGTCGTATGAGCCGCAATGTGAGCATCTTGATCTTGATAAATGAACGCTTTAGTAGGTTCACCCTTCAAGAACGCCATGTTCTCAGAGATAGGATCGCGTGGTTGTTCATCGTCAGGAGTTGGAACCAGCTTATCGCCGTTCTTAATACCTAAAACCTCAATCATCTGTCTATGAAGGTTAGGTAAGTTGTAGATCTGAGGAGCTTGCTGCGCCATCTGCATTACAGCTTGGTACTGCATGATGCGTTGAGCCATCGTAGAGCTATTAGGATCAGATACAGGAATGACATCCACCATGTCATAGTCTTCCTGCTTGGCCATCCTCGTACCAGAGTTGGGTTCGTACTCATACTCTGTAGGAGCATAGTCACGAATGATCGCTTTTAAGATCTTGAACTCTTGCTTCATAGCGTAGTGAACCCGCGCCTGCACAGCAGACATCGTTTTTAACTGACGCTCTAATAAAGCTAACGTAGTTCCCACTGGAGAATTAGCAGACATATCACTGATGTTCATATCAGCAATAGATCCCAAACGTCTTCCCTCTTCAGTAACCTTATCTAACAACATAGACAAAACTTGTGATGGCTCCTTATAAGGAAGCATCATGATATTGTCTTTGATAGAACCACTCGGTACGTCTACATCCCTGAACTCGCCGGGAGCGATAGGCGTGTCATCACCCTTTACTCGTAGACCTCTAGACTTCAAGCCGCCGGGTAAATTACTTAGTGTGCCAGCATCAATGAGTTGTCTAATAAGAGATGTACCGGCCCGGGCATAACCACCAATAAGATGTATGAAACCAAAGCCATAAGCACCAAAGCCGGGTACATAATCGTACTGGACAAAGTGCTGTCTCTTAAGACGTTTCTTATCTGATTCATTCCAGTTCCTATAAATAGACAGAACCTTATTAGTCCCAACGTCAATCGTGATGATGTAAGGTAAAGCAATACCGTCTTCATCTTCATAGCCGGGAAGATCATAGTCAACTTGAATCTCATAAATCTGGTAGCGGTCGTCGTCAGTTACTGAGTAACCCTGCTCATCCGCTTTTTTCTTCTCTACGTCAGTGTGTAAGTTACTAGGCTCTCCTAGTTCTACGTCAACATAGAAACCTGCAACCTGTAACTTTCTCAACTCATTCTTAGACTTACGCATGATATGAGTCACACGTTCAGCAGTCCTAGAGCTACTAGAGCCGTAAGGAATAATCACATCCTCTGCGGGAACGTAAACAGAAGTCTGACGACCAAGAG